TCTGCTGACCGGGCTGGATGAACGCACCGATCGGCCGCGCACCAGGACGGATCTCACCAAATGGAAGACGCTCAGCCATCAGTTACCTCCCGTGCCAGGACCTGTTGAGCTCGAGGGTCTTCTTAAGCCACCCAGCTGGTTGTTCATTGAGATCCCAGCGCTGATACCACCAAGGATGCCAGTGCCAACATTGATCCAACCAGCAGCACTGCTTGGTCCGCTGCCAGTCATTGATGGCCCTGCTGGCTGAATCAACGTGGGCAGCGGTGCAAACGGTGCAACAGGATCCAGATAGGTCTGCTCGTCGTAGAACTGCTGCGACTGCCAGCGGCTGAGATACTGCGCCAGCTGGCCCGCTTGCTCTCTGCCGTACTGCCGCTTCCTGATGCCCTCGTTGATTGCCTGCAGCGTCTCGTAGTCACCCAGCTGACGGGCATAGTCATTCACCAACCGGTCAACGCTGTTGCCTTCCATCGCCATCGCTTGCACCGATGACTGACCCTGCAATGCCCGCCACTGATACTGCTGCAGTGCAACAGCTTCCTGCATGGATGCTTCGGTGTAAGCCTGACCAATAGCGTCACTGTCCTGGAGAAATGCAGCACCAGCAGCTGAGCGAACCTGAGCAACCGTCTCTGCCTGACGGATTGACTTCAGCAGCTCAACATTACGCAGGCTGTTGGTGTACGCAAGGTTCTGGTTGTAGTTGACCGTATCGGCCCAATACTTGTATTGATTGTTCGCATCATTAACGCGAGCATTAAAGCCCGCCTGCCATCTGGCAAATTGGTTGTTGGCGTTCTGAAACGCCACCTGATTCATGTAGTCCTGCTTGGCAGCCTGGTTGCCAGCAATCCCCTGAAGAATCCCAAGGCCAGCGTTGGCAGCACCGAAGATAAATGGCAGCACCATCAGGCTTCCCTCCAGAAACGGCAGAACAGCGCACCGCTCAAACCAATCGGCCGCGGTTCCTCAACCTCAAACCCCAGGTGCCGTAGCCAGCGGGTCGACATCCGGTTCTTCGCGTAGACATCGTTGCCAATCGGCCCGCCCACATGCTTCAAGCAATGCTCTACCCATCCTCGCCCCTCAATGCACAACTGCAATCTTCTTGACCGCGTAGCTGTCAAACCCTCCGTGCCAAGCAGCCAGATCCGATCACCGCACACACCCGTCAGACCAACCGGCTCGCCATCGCTGGTCTCGATGCAGCGGCACAGCTCACTCCCCTTCCAGCTCTGCACCACCGCTTCAGCACCCGGCAGCCGGTGGCTCAGCCACACCTCGTCACGGTCCTCAGCTCGGACGTTCGCAGCCACGTAGTACGCCCTCTCAGCAGTCGGGTCCGTCCACCTCATTGCAGTGACCTCGCCCTGCCAGTCACCAGTGCAACCCACTCGCACGTGCTGAACTTGCAAGGGTGCGGGGTGCTGTTGCGGATCTCCACCGCACACTGCTCACCACGGCTGAGGATCGGGATGTTGAACACACCCTCGCTGTACTGCGGCTCGCTTGAATCCAGCAGGGCAGGGGCGCCAATCTTCGCGCCACGCACAGCACTGGTGGCTCCATCAAACCGGTACACACCCTCGCTGCGATGCTCTGGCAGCACATGCACCTGGAAGTAACCGGTCTCGTGGAAGCGGAGCTTGGCGCTGCGAACCTGCGTCCTCATCGCATTGACCGCTGCCTTGCCGCCACCGATCTCGCGCATCATCTTGAAACGCGTGAAGCGGTACCTGAACTCATACGGCTCACCGGCGTACACCTCAGCCGCTGACCAGTTCCCTCGAGCCACAATGGTGTTCCCGCTGGTTGCTTCGCCCAGGCGAACGCCAGCACTGAACAAGCCATACAGCCCAACCGGGCCAGCGGTGCCACTCCACAGCTCGGTCTTGCCCTTCACCTCATACGGCAGGGTGAACGTGGTCTTGTTGGTCACAGCGTCGTAGACACCCTTGGCCATCCGCATCGCAACCGGTGTCGCCGTGGTGGTGCTCACCCGCCGGTCCAACAGCAGCGGATAACCAACCCCGCTGGTTGATGCCATCCGGTCCATCACCGGCACCATCTCCAGGTACACCTCCTGGCCGTACCGCATCAGGCAGTACAGGGTCTCGCGAATGCAGATCACCTGCAGCACCTCATCCACACCGCTGAACTCCCAGTGGCTCCAGCTGGACTGGGCACGCTCAGCACCCTGGCCGGTGTTGCGGAAGTACCACTTGTAGGTGTAGATCCGCTTCTCGTAGCCAGCCTTCCCGCTGATGGCGAACAGGGAGTTACCCGTGTCGTTCACCGTCATCTTGAAGATCCCAGACGGGATGTAAGCCGAGACATACCCCGTCAGGTCAGACGCATCAGCCGTCAGCGCAGTTCCCGCACCGCGGACACTGAACTCACGGAACTGGCTCCACTGCGCGTTGACCTGGCAGAAGATGATCCCGCCACCCGCCTGCTGGGGTCTGACGGTGGTGTCCACCTCGAACTGAGTGAGCACCGTGATCTGCGCTGTCTTCGGCGTCAGCACTGTCTCAGCCGCATTGAAGCGGAACTGATACTGAGCGCTGAACAGGATCAGCTCGTCCTGGTACGGGACCGCATAGCGCAGCACTGACACTCGGTTGTTGCTGGCCACCACGTCGATGGGATCCGTGTCCAACACCGTGGTGACGGTCTCCGGGAAGAACTCAAAGAACTCCCGCACCCGGCTGAGGATCACGTTCTCATCAGCCAGGAACCCCAGACGGTTCTTGTAGATGAAGACATCGTTGATGGGATGCCCGATGAAACTCGGGTCAGGTGCCGTGTGGTAATCACCTGTCGTGCGCTGCCCCCAGGCAGGGATCGTCACCGTGCCCTGGGTGCTGCCATTGGCTGGACCGAAATAGAACGTCCCATCCGGCAGCCGGATCAGTAGATGGGGCATCGTCGCCACATCCAGCTTGTACTCCACACCGGGGCTCACCGTCTCAGACCATGTGCCCTCACCAAAGTCACCAGACTTCGGCGTGAAGCTCACGTAGTACCCGTCGAAGTTGTTGCCCGGATCCCCCGTGATCTCCACCTGATAACCCTTCGGGGCAATGGTGGGCAGCTCGGTGAACGCCTGCACCTGGCTCAGAATCGCCGTGATGTCGGCATTGGCCCTGGCATCGCTGGCAGCCAGCGTGATCGGGTTGTCAGATTGCACCCACAGCACTGAGCCTGAGCGGGTGATGGTCACACCGCTCAGCGGTGCTGGGCCCAAGGCCCCAACCTGACCAACCTCAACCGGTGTGCTGTCAGAGCCACCCTCCAGCAGGTACTTGGCAACGAACACCTTGTCGCCAACCACATAGGCCGTCCCTGCGGTTGACATCGTGACGGCCGTGGCATTGGTGCCATCACCAACGATGTCCACCTTGATGCCGCTGCCTAACCCGTTGCTGGTGGTCGGCAGTGCTGTCTTGGTCCCGCTCAGCTTGGTGGGGAACAGCGCCTGCGTGAACGTCGCAACCGGCCCAGCCGTCAAGGTCAGCCGCAATGATTCAGCGATGTTGGCGCTGCTGATCCGGTTCTCGGTCACCGTGGTGCCGCTGCTCACCACCGGTGCCACGGCGGTCGTCACCTTGGCCTCAGTGCCGTTGACGTTGACCTTGTATTCCTGGCCGTAGTTCGCAGCACGCACCCACACCAGGGCTTCATGCACCTTCGGCCTAGGCGTTGCCGGTGCCAAAGCAGGGTTCATCGCCACTGCTGTGTTGGTGTTGAGGATGAAGGTGTAGTCCGCAATCGACTGCGATCTGATCTGCTGCCGCGCATCCGTCACGCTGGCCAGATACCCATACCCCCCAGGGGCGTTAACCGTCTTCTCCCCGCCCTGCAGATCAAACACCCGGATCACCGTCTTGGTGATCACCGCCAGGTACTCCTCAGTGTTGTCCCGCAGGATCGTATGAATGAACGCATCACCAAACGGTGTGGTGCTCACCCTGGCCAGCGTGTGCGTGCTGTCCCGCTTCCTCAGACCCTCAGCAATCGAGGACACCGCATTGACCTGGATCTCAGCCTGGGTTGGATCACGCTGCGCATCAGGCTGCTGAGAGACCCCCTGGATCAGCGAGGGGATCGTGTAGGAGACCAGATCAGCCAATGACCCTGCCTCCAAACGTGCCACGCAGCAGGCCGCGGCCAGCCTCGTAGGTGGGGAACGGCCGCAAGCTGGGACCACCGGTCAAGCTGTTCGGCTTGGCCTGGTCCAGCTCAACACGCATCAGCTCGGTCAACGCGGCCTGCTCATCCAGTGCCGTGTACTGCACAGTGCCGCGATCGCCCAGCACCCGTGCTGCGAACACCCGTGCTGAGCGAATCGTCACCCAGCGGTTGAACGCTTCAGGACTCTCGTCCCAGTCCAGAAGCCAGACCACATCAGCCTGGATGGGGCAGACCGCAGGGTCGATCTTGTAGGTGCGTTCCGACAGGTCATAGACCCGCTGCCCCCTGACGATGAACCGCCCATCCCACTGGTACGGGTTCACCGTGAAGTTCACCACGTTGGCCGGCACCACCACTTCACCGCTGGCCGTGTCCCGCTCAAACGGGTAAGCGTCCTCACGGTTCCAGCTCCAGCCGCGGACCTGGCCCTCACGGTGGAACTCGAGGATCGTGCTCTCAGCAATCCGTGCGTCTTGGATCTGCTGGTTGTCCAAGCTGTCCACCGGCTGCTCGCCCACATTCGTGAGCAAGGTGTTCACAGCCTCGAGCAGGGTGGTCCTGCCAGGCGTCTTGCCTTGGTTCGACAGGCCCATCAGACCAGTGCACAGGTGCAAGCCTCATGGTAGATGGCACGAAAAAAGGGGCCAGCCGTAGCTGACCCCCGAACATTCCAGAAGCAGTCTGGCTCAGGCAGTGACAAGAGCCACAGCCGATTCAGCTCGCAGGATGCCCATGCCGAGCGCCTGCCTTGCGACAAGAAGCGAGGCTTGGTACTGGATGTTCCAGTCGCCAGAAGTCACCTGCAGGGAGGGGCTCATCAGGGTCAGCACGCCAACCGCATCCTTGTTGAAGATGAGGCCGTGGCACTTGCTCAGGTCCTGGGCGTAGTCGGCGTTGTAGTCGCCGGCCACCAGGGCGTAAGCAGGCTGCTGCAGATGATTGCTGGCATACACAGGGATGCCAGCCACGCGCATGGTGCGGCCATCGGCAATAGTGCCATTGGATGCGCCACCCGCGAAGTCGGCGTTGATCGCCCTCGAACTCATCGTGATGGCGTAGTAGTCCTCAGGGGTGAAGACAGCCACAACACCATCAATGCCCACGTCCTTCTTCTCAAGCGCAATACGCGCATCGAAGATGGCTTCCACCAGGGCGTCACCTTTGGCCTGACGGGTGGCACCAGCGCCGGTATAGCCGGTGCCGAGGGTGATGGTCTTACCCACGCGACCGCGGTTGTCCGCGGGGCCGGCGGGCTTGGCGGCACCGGTCTTGGCCAGGGGCTCGGTGGCAGTGTTGGCAGCCGCAAAGATCATGCGGGCAACACGCTTGTCGTACTCATAGGCCAGAGCACGGCCAAGCTCAGTGGTGTAGATGGAACGTACGTCGTAGTACGCCATCAGCTCATCAAGCTCAGGGATGGCCGCATCAGCGATCATCAGAGCATCGAGGTTGATCACCCGCTCGTTCAGGTCCGAGGGATCATTGCCCTCGCCCAGAATCGGGGTGCCCGGCTTGTGGTAGCGAGCTGCCATCTTGCCCGTGATGGGGAAGGCAACGCTCTTGCCACCGCGGATGTTGCGCTCGCGGGTCTTGCCCTTGAAGATGCAAGCCTCTTCAAAAGCAGTGAGCACTTCAGCAGCACCCAGCTTCAGGAAGAGTGCACGGTCCTTGTCAAGACCGGCGGCACCAGGGCCCCACGTGGCGGCATCGCCTTTGATCTGACCAATCCGCTGCAGCGCGGCATCGGGAGGAGTAGCCATGAGTCTGTAAAGAGAAGTGATCGGTTCTCACTTCCACCTTCACCAGCTCGGGTTATCCCCGCAGGGGCCCGTCAGTTGCAGGGGTGAGGAGTAATCCCTGCCCTGAAGGTACTAGAACACATCACTCCTGGCGAGCAGTTCACGGACCTTCTGGCGGTAGGCGTCATCCACCTCGTACAGCTTCTGGCCTTTCTCGTTGCGCTTGGACATCGCATCGAGCACCTGCTGCTTGGACTCGAACTTCTCCACCGCAGGCGGCCGGCCACCGCTGATCAGCTTCGGCTCGCTCGGTGCAGCAGGCCCTGATGCCTTGGCCTGGATGGCCTTGAGCGCCCAGCTGATCGCCTGCTTGTTGCCGCTGTCCACCACGGCGTTGTAATCAGCCAGCTCAGCTGGATCAAGGTTCTGCTGCGCCCAGGCACTCAGCTGTTGGAACCCGTCGTCACCGCCCACCATCGCCTTGAGCTGGGCAGCATCCTGCTCAGACAGAACCGGGCTGTCAGCTGCTGCAGCAGGAGGAGCTTGAGTCTTGGTGACATAGGCCTCCACCAGCTGCCGCGGGACATTGAACGCCTCAGCAAGAGAGTCGTAGTGGCTGCTGATGTCTTGGCCTTGATCGGCCTGCCACATCACTTCAGCCAGGTTCAGACCCTTTCCGGCCAGGGCTTCAACTGCTTCCTGCCCGTAGGTCTGGACGGCCTGCTCAGCTGTGTAACCCTGGACAGGTGAGGGTGCTTCGGCTGGGTCGGTTTGCTTCGGCTGACCCAGCTTCTTCTCCAGCTCCTGGTAGGCCTTGGCGAGCTCCTCGAGTGAGTTGAACTTGCCAAGGATCCGCTGCTGTTCTTCCTGTTCCTGCTCGGCAACGAACTCATCAAGCAGCGCCTCCTGACCAGGGGCCACCATCCCCGTTGCTTCGGCTTCGGGCTGGCTGAGGACGAGATTGGAATTGGTCATGCGGTTGGTTCTTCAGGGGGTTGTTGTTGTGCCATCGCCATCTCCTGAGACGTGGCGGCAGCATTGGCCAACTTCTGAGGGTCGGCCATCCCAGCGGCCATGGCTTGCTGGGCCATCGCTTGCTGCTGGGCCTGCTGCGCTTCTGCAGCAAGCTGCTGGTCGGTCTTCACCAGACCCAACGGGCTGATGCCCATCGAGCTGGCCAGACGGCGGATCAGCTCTGTTGGGATCACGTACTGGGCAATCCCTTCAGGGCCGATCGTCTGCTGCAGGATCTGCATGAAGCGAGCGGTCTTCTCCAGGTCGTTGCCGCGGCCAACAGCAGCCAGGCCAACGCTGACCATTGGCTTCACCAGACCCTCCGGCAGCTGTGTCATCCCACCGCTGCGGGTGAACAGCTCGAGCTTGCGGGCGATGTACTTGCTCTGGAACTCAACCGTCAACACGGCGTAGATCGATCCCAGGCTGTTCTCCAGCTGCAGGGCCTGAAGCCTGACTTCCTCGGCCGTGACACGCTCTGCGTCACGCATGTCAGCGAGCATGAAGGCCTGGGCCAGACGTGCCTCAATCCGCTGCAGAGCGGACATCGCCACGTTCAGATCACCACCCTTCTGGGTCTGGATGGTGAAGACATCATCCGGGTTGCCAGGCAGGTAGGCACCGTTCGGTGCTTCAGCCAGCTGCTTGGCATTGGTGACACCACTCGGCTTGACCAAGTGCTTCACCTGGGCCGACACCAGCGCACCCTCAGCCATGGCCTGACTGAGTGCTTCAGCGGTCTGCAGATCAGCGATGCACGCCGACTCCACATAGCCAGGGCCATAGCTGCTGCCATCCACGCGGATCATGCGCAGCGGCAGCCAGGGCGATGCCTCAGCTGATGCACTGCCTTGTGTGCCGTCAATCTCCTTGCCCTTGATCTCCTGGTGCCAGCGGACCCTCTTCCCTTCCCAGACGATGTGGGTGTAGATGCGGACAGCCTTGTCGTACTTGGGGATCGGCACCTCACTGTCAATGATGCCCTTGAGCTCCTGGTCCTCCTCCTCCATCACCTTGCGGATGGAATCAGGCAGTGCCTCATAGCTGATCTCCTCGCACACCACCGCCTCAACTGGGTTGCCCATCGGGTCCCGCAGCAGGGTGTAGCGGTTCAGGTGGAAGCACTTCAGGCCTTCCTCGCTGACATAGAGCAGGCAGTTGCCAGCAACGATCAGGTGCACCAGGGCTTCATGAACGGCCACCCGGTCATTGCTGGTCTCGATGCTGCGCAGCACTGACAGCTCGAGACGGTTCAGGGCCAGCTCAATCTCAGACTTCATCTGAGCGATCTGGTCCTCAGGCATCCCCTGCTGCGCCATCTGCATCTCTTGCTTCTGCATCGCCACCTCATCCACCGTGAAGCGAAAGAAGGATTCAGTGGGCGGCAGCAGGGCAAGCAGCAGACGGCTGGCCAGGTTGTGAACACCCCTGGCGCCAATGCCATTCCATGGCAGCACAAAGGTTTCGTTGTTCTCCCGCACCGGCTCATTGCTGGAGGGGATCAGATACGGCACCGTCAACCGCGACGATGACCGCGCTCGGCTGAGATAGTTGTCGCGGTCTGGCTGGAGAGCGCGGTAGCGAGCTTCTGCTGTGGCCATGAGTTACACCGCGACGTTGGCGCCAGAGCCCCTGCCCTGACTGGTTGCACCCATTCGCAGGGATGCAGTAGTTGATCGGGCACCGGCTTGCGCCTTCTGACGTGGTGCCACCGCTGCAGTCGGTGCCTGCTGGCTGCCAGCACTGCCAAGGATCCGCAGTGACTGCGACACCGCAGTGCCCATGGATCGAAGACCACCCAGTCGCTCCTGCTGCTGCGCCTGAAGTCGATCCACTTCCGCCTGCTGCAGTCCCTTCTCCGCTGCAGCCTGCTGCTGCATCTCCAAGAGCTGTGCCTGCTGCGCTACAGCCGTGGCTTGCCGTTCAGCCGCAAGGCGGTTCATCTCAGCCTGCCGCTGAGCGGCGACAGCATCAGCTTCGCGCTGCCGCTTGGCGGCTTCATGTTCGGCGTTGCGTTGGGCGTTACCTGCACACATGGCTCAGACCCCGATGTTGAGACCAGAGCCAGCCGATGCAGCCACGCCGCCAGTGCTGATCTTGAGCGTGCTCTTGGGCTTCTCCTTCTTGGTTGTGGCCGCAGTGGTCTGAGCATTGACCGGTGCGGTCTGCGATGCAGTCACCGCATAGCTGCCGGTCTGCTGGGCAGCGGCCGCGGCAGCAGCTGCAGCAGCATCCGCCTCGTACTGCTGCTTGATCCTGTCGGTCTCGGAATTCGCTGCGTCGATCTGAGCCTGCAGTTGCTTCTGGAAGTCCGCCTGCTGCTGTCCCATCTGCGAGCGGTACTGATCCAACGAGGCACGGTTCGCCTCGATCTCAGCGTCACTGGGGCCCTGGTAGACGATGTTTGGTGCCTGGGGTTGCGCGAAGCACATGGCTGGTTCTCCTAGGTGATGTTGAGGCCAGCACCCTGACCAGAGGACGATGCAACAGCTCGCTCAATACGCAGAGCGCCCTTGCCCTTTGATGTGAGCGTGCCCCGGTTCCGGCCCACCACAGGAGCCTCTGACGCCTTCTCCGGTGGCGGCACACCGATCAACGCGGCCAGCCGTGCCGCTTGAGCTGACGTGTCATTGGCCTGCTGCGTCCGCAGATCACGCAGGTCGGTCATCACCTTCTGCTGCGCCAGCGTCGCTGCGTTCAGCTGCTGCTGCTTCATCTGGGTGCCGCTTTCCATGACCGACTTCATCGCGTCGATCTGACCCTGCCCCAGCCGGTCGTAAGCACCGGTGTCAGGCATGGTGATCGTGGCTGCCTGGCCGCCTCCCATGCACATCAGCCGTCCTCCAAGTTGAACAAGCCTTCCTCCTGTTCCTCCAGCTTCAAGGCAAGCCAGCGAACAACTGACACCTGTCCGGCGTAAAACCAGACCTCCTTCTCATTCCAATTCAGCTCAGCAGAGCGCTCTGGGAACTGAGCCGCCAGAGCCGCAACCAGCTGTTCGGATAGACGCGGGAGAGGAACCACCACACAGGTGCATCACACCATCAGGCTACCGGTGGCTTCCACAGCAGCGGTATGCCCCGCTCGTGGTCGTACTCCCCTGGTCGGAGGATACGAGCACAGCGGGCCTGAGTGACCGCATAGCGCTCATCGAAGCCGGCCTTCTCGTAGGCCCGTCGCACCGCAAACCACATGTCGGACTCGTCGTCACAGTCCGCCAACAGCTTGCGTGCTGTCACCGGCCCGTACTTCGGACAGCCGGGGTAGTTGTCCGCTGCATCACCGGTGAGAGCCTGTGAGTAGAAGGCCATGTCCGCATCACGGCGGGTCACTTCAATCAAGCCCTCCTCCCGCAGGTGAAGGCCTGGGAGGGTGAGCATGTCCTTGTCCTGGCTGACGATCACATCACCGGGATCGCAGAGGATCCCCAGCACGTCATCGCCTTCAACCTCAGGCAGCGTTGCGATGGACCAGCCGCGGCCAGGTGCCACAGTCTTCACCCACTCGATCAGCCGGCCGTAACCAGCTGGCTTGCGGTACTTCTTCCTGGTCGCCTTGTACGCCGGCCAGAGAGAGTGCCGGAAGCTTGGCCCCTCACTGAAGACCAGCACCGCATCAAAGTTGGGCAGCTGGTCCATGAACTCAGCCACCTGGTCTTGGAAGCTGGCCTGCGCTTCCCCGTGCCGGCAAAAGTAAGTCCAGTCGTTCGGTGCCCACTCAGCTTCAAACTCAGCCCCTGCCGCGCAGCGGTACAGGAACAGCTCAGCATCAATCAGCGCTTTCATCGTCCTGACAATCACGAATGAGACGGTCAGCCACCTCGTTGATGGCAAGGTGGCAGATCTTGGCTTGGCCAGGATCAGGCGCCCAGCTGCGGATGCGCTTGCTGAGCTCAAAGACCACTGCCTTCATCCGGCGGGGGTCATCAATGCCGTACTCACCCAGCGCCCAGTACAGCGTGGAAAGGTCCTTCAGCAGAGTCATTTGACGATGATCGCGTTGGAATCGGGCCAGCGGTTCTTGGCGTAGCGCTTGGCCTTAGCGGCAGTGGCAGCAAGGATGCTGACCTTCATGGGGTTGGATCCCTTCAAGGTCACCAGCAGGTTGAACAGCTTGGTTCTCTCACCAGGCAACGGCCTGCTGACACCATCACCAAGGATCGGCTGCGGGCCATCCATGGTGGGTGGGATGGCATAGCTGGGTTGGATGCGTCCCATCACTGCTGCCCCGCTTCCAAGACATGCTTCAGCGCACGGATGTAGCCGTCGTTGTAGGCCTCGCCGTACTTGTAGCCAGACTTGACGGACTCGTTGTAGCGCTCCATGCCGAACAGGATTAGGCGCTTGATCGTGCCAACGGTGACATCAAGCTGATGGTCCTCCTCAAGCAGTTGGTCTTCACTGAGGCTTGACATTGCGTTCATCGAATACTCGGGTGATCTTCTGATTGCTGCCGGCACTCCAGAGGATGCTGCAGCTGTTCGGATACACGGTTGCGACAACCCCCTTCTTCCACCCGTCAGTCGTGTAAAACCTGACGGGCTGTCCCTCGCGAAACGCTGACCAGCTCACAGCAAAGCCCGGTGGCCAGACCTTCGGTAAGCATCCATGTCCCGGAATCCAGGATCCAAGAACTGTGGATGCTCTTCCAGGAACTCCTTGCTGGGCAGCGTTGGTTCCCTCGCGGTCCTGTTGAACTGATTGATGGACCACAACCCACTCGCCAGCCCACGCTCAAGGATGTCCCTGAGCTCGAGGTTGGTGATCAGGGGCTGCATCGCACCTCCTCCTCAGCCAAGAAGTTGAGGTAGTCAGCCCACTTCGCAGGTGTCAGACCAGGGCCCTCATCCTGCGCAGGAGGCAGAGCAGGGTGCTCGCTGCTGGTGAACGGCAGATAGGCCGCGGCGTTGTGCGGATCAGGGCTGGTCGTGATCGTCACCGCACGCTGCGGCAACAGCTGCAGCTGTGCTGCAGTGGGCTGACACATCGCTGGCAGGGTGTCGCGGAACCCCCAGCTGCGATTCGCCAGCCCGTTCTCGCTGCGATACAGCGGAACCATCAGCTCCTTCCAGGTCGGATACCTCAGGAAATCCTTCCCACCAGTGGTCTGCAACCACTGCTCAGCAGCCCACACCAACTGCGGATCGCTCACCTCGGGGAACTCCGCGGTGAAGCTCACGTACTTCAGCTGACAGATCGTTGGCGTCCACCGGTCAGCGTCCTTGATGCGCAGCTGTGCTGCGATCATCTCGGCCACGGCCAGGAACGTTTCGATCGTCACGCACCCTGCAGGTTCCACCGCGAGATTGCCTCCTGCATTGCTTGGTTCTTGGGCACCAGGCCGGCCTCAACCGGTGGCTGCATGTCCTTGATGTAGTCAGGCTTGAGGGTCTGCCAGCCATGCTCAACACCAGCCTTGGCCAGTGCCAGCTGCTGCCATTCCGGCAGGCCTGCCACACGCTTCACCGTCATCAGCCACGCGGCACGGGTCCAGGTGGCTTGCCGCCGGTGCTTACTGCGCCTGCTCTCGTTCCACCACTCCACCAGCAATGGCCGAGCAATGGCAGTGACATCGTTGAGCTCACGGCCAACAACTACCGGGTGGTAGTCAGCCGCTGCACGCTTGGCCGCGGCGACTGGCTCTGGATCCTCAGGTGGGTCCGCAAGCTGACCGGCTGAGGAATCCACCTCGATGTAGCCAACCGCTCTGCCGGCGTGCACCGCCACACGCTCAAGCGTCTGGAAGGTCTTGGCACAACCACGGCACAACCGGATACGACGGTCGTAGTTGTCAGTGGATCGGGTCTCGGTGATCCGCGACTCGGGATGACCGCAATGTGGACACAGCATCAGCTCTTCTCCCAAAAGACTTTCATGTAGATGGACGAGTCCTTCGGCTTCGCCTTGGCGAACTTCAGGACCATGGAATTGACAACCGACACCCGGTCATCGGTCCAGATCAACCCGTTGCCAGCGTCCAGAACAGCGCCGGCCAGGTTGTCCAGATCGCCGCGGGCAGGACCGCTGAAGACCAACACCAGAACAGGGACATGCGGCCGTGGTGGCATGGTCCACCACTCACCCATCAGCCCACGCAGGCTGGCCTTCCAGTTCACGTAGGTGGCTGGCATGTACGGCCGGCCGCCTCTGGGTGATGAGCGCGGCCGCGCCTTGGACATCAGGGGAACACGGAACAGAAACTCCGCGCTTTCCATCAGAAGGGAACTTCTCCCGTCAGGTCGTTGGCTTCAGCCATCACCTGAGCGGCGCGGGCACGCAGCTGGGCAGAGAAGCCCTGCGGCTCCGGCTCAGCAGCGAACGGGGTCTCACTCTCAGGAGTGATCACCTCAAAGCCCTCCTCCTCATCAAAGGCATCGGTGGCGGCCGGCTTGTCAAACGGCACCAGGTCCAGCACCTGCAGCGATTCGAGCTCGAGGCTCATCCCCTTGCCGCTGGCACCAGACCAGGACCAGGGCGAGAAGGCGATCTTCACCTTGCTGCCGTTGCCGATCAGCATGTCCTGAGGCCATGCCTTCTTCTTGGCGTCCACCACCACCGGCGCCGGCTTGGCATTGCCCTTGGCGGTGAACTCCTTGCGCTTGAAGTTGAACTTCACCTTGCCGGTGGGCACCGGCCGACCCTTCTCGTCCTTGGTGGTCTCATCAGCAAACGGCCAGCCGTTGGCTGCCACCTTCACCCCCTTGCCGTGCATGGCCTCGAACTGAGCTTCCAGTCGCTCAATGAAGGCCAGGGTCTCCGGGTCGTTGGGGTCCAGCAGCAGAGAGATCGACCAGGCACGAGGGTCGCCTTCCTCGTAGCCGTCAGCGGCTTCACCAAGGACCTTGGCCCAGAGCGCCTCCCCCCTCGGGGAGACGATCAACTCGCGTGGCATGTGATGCACATGTGCAGAACACCGGGACCATACCTGCCCCTAGGTGCTGCGGGCAAGGGCTCCTAGGAGTCCGCTTGAGACGCGGGGCTAGATCAGCAGAACACGTAAGGGTTTTGCCCGATCTGCCCCTCGCACAGATCACCAACCAGCGGTGGGTGCGGCAGTTGAACACGGGCATTACGACTGACTTCTTGCCGCATCTCCGGCAGCCAGTTGCCCAGGTACAGCGATCGCAGTTCACTCAGCAACGTCTGGTGGAGCCATGTCGCCCTGGACGGCACCGTGGCAAAGCAGTCGTGGTTGGTCAGCACCGGCGTTCGGACCTTCCCACATGCGACAACCACTGCGTGAACCAGCGCCGCATCGAACACATGGATGGTGTTGGCCGTGATCCCGCGGTTGGTGTTCCTCGCGCTGAGCTCACCCGGTGCCACATCGGTGTCATGGCGCTTCCAGCGGCGTGCACCGTGGATGGCGGTGCTCGTCTTCTCCTGCTCCTCGAGCCGGTTCCCAAAGGCCAGCGGGAACCCCATCGGGCTGGTCCACCGCACCGTCTGCTGCTTCTTGATGCAGATCATGCTGACCTTGCGCAGCCAGGTCTCCAGCGCCACGCAGCTGATCAGCTCAGCCTTGATCACCTCACCCAGCTTCTTGGCCATGTAGCTGGCCGGTCGGGTGTACTCCCACTGCCACTGCGACACCGGCACATCCGGGCTCTCCTCCTGCAGCCAGCTCTGCAGGTAGTCCACCAAGGAGAAGTACTTCGCCCCATACACCACCGTCAGGGTGGGCACCTTGGTGAGCGATCGGTCGATCCGTTTCTTCAGCCAGAACTCAGCCTGCCGCTGGGCATGGAAGTCGAATGAATCCAGGTCCATCCGCAGCTGGTTGGTCAGCGCCTCCGCCATGTGGGCGTACAGGTCGCGGCGGGTGCTGCCGATCATGTTCGTGTGACGCGCCAGGGCCTGGTCACGGGTCAGCGCCGCGATAATTCCCATCCCGCTGCAGGTCTGGTCAAACCGCACCGGGCACCCACACGGCGTGCTGTCATCCGCCAGGAAGTCAGCAATGGCCTTGCAGCACTGCAGGTACTGCCACGGGTCAGACGCTGCTCGCCACAGGTCAGAGCGATCCAGCGGCGCACTGACGATCGCTTCGATCTGATCCAGGTGGGCACGACCCCACTGCACCCGCTCAGCCCAGCTGCTGTGGCCCAGCCCGTAGTGCCCTGCCGCGGCCGCCAGCAGCTGTTCAAACGCATCGTCATTCATCCGCTCGCCATGGGCAAACGACAGCAGCGCCTTCTGGTGATCCGGGCCCTGGTGCCCCAGCACCCTGCTGCCGGCATACAGCCGTCCGCGGAAATCGAAGTCATGCCGCAACCAGATCGGCCGGCCAGCGACCTCCTCCCCCTGGCGGATGGCTTCTTCAATCCGGCAGCGCAGTGCTGCCTCCTCCGGCAGCGACCCCCACTTCTCAGGGTCACGGCGCACCGGGAACAGGCCCTGCATGTTGCTGTCCCATGCCTCGCGCTGCAGACGCACCATCCATGGATCCACGCGCAGCTCCTGCTGCTCAACCGTGTTCACCACGCTCAGAGCAGTCTTCACACCCTCTGGCGTCAGGTGATCCATCGCCATCGGTTGACGGCTGGTGATCAGCGCCTTGCTGCCACGCTGCAAACCACTCCACGGCTCCGGTGGAATTAAGGACGGCAGATCACGTATCGGCAGCGGCCATGGCAGCTCTGCCTTGATCAACTCCAGCACCGTCTCAGACGGCTGCACGGTCTGATCACGGTTGGTCGCAAAGCTGATCAGTCCCGTCTGCGTTGCAATCACCTCCAGCAGCAGGTTGCCCACACCGGCACGCTCTGCTGTCGTCCACCCCGATGGCTCCATCCGCAGCTGACGCATCACCTTGAACGACACCGCACGGCGGCCGAACTCCTTCCGCAGGTGACGGAATAGTGCGTCGCCGTGATCCTTGGTGATGCGTGTGGCCTCGAGCTCCTGCTGCAGCGCACGACCAATCAACCGCGCCAACGCCAATCGCTTCGGCCTGGTGGTGATCTTGTCCACCACCACACCCAGCGCAATCAATGAAATGGACCTGGGGCCCCGGTCACAGAAGTGCAGCAGCAGCGGCCAGTGAGCGAAATACAGCCCCGGCTTCTCCGGGTCCACCACCAGCTCACTGAGCAACGCATCAAGGCTCACCGACAGCAGCTCGGCGTAGTCCTTCATCAGCCGAACACCGGGCTTGGTCCTGCCGGTCAACCCACGAGCCATCAGGGTCTTGTGCTGGTTGGCCGCGGCCTCCTGGGCACGCCTGATCTCGCGCCGTTCCCTATGCCGCTGCAGTTCTTCCACCGGTGTGGACGCGGCGTTTTCGGTGTTCAAGGCGCAGAGTTGGATGCTTTCAGCACCAATTCCACCCCACCTGTGCAAGGTATGACCAGGGCCCTGTCAGGTCAGCCAGAACCCGGTTCAGGCGTTTGCTCTGCAGGGGTGGGATGCTTTGCAGCGCTTTTTAAGTCCGCTGCGTATACCAATTCCGCCATGCTCCCGCCTGTCATAGCAAGGGATCTCAAGGATTCCTCGCTCACCGTATGCGGCAGTCTGCCGACATGCGTCAGCCGAATTGCCGGACCGGTGGACGCAGGCACCTTACAGGCGTTTGCCGTGTCGCCTCAGCCAGCAACTCCCGATACCGCCGAGCTTGCTCGAGCGCCATCGCTGCCACCTCATACGGGTCAGCTCCTGATTCAACCAACTGCTGCCGGATCTCTCTGACTTCGCGCTGAGCAGTGGTCATGACAACCTCCTGCAAGGGTTGAACAAACTGTAACCAACTGATGCAGTGCTTAGGAATACGGTTGGCATACTGAGCGCAGCACCGCACCACCCATGTCAGAACTCTCCAAGGAACTGGAAGACCTACACCGCACGGTGGTGCGTGCCGTCCGTGATCGCGTTGACACCGACTGCACGGCTGATGACCTGCGGCTGGCCATGCAGCTGCTCAAGCAGAACGCCATCACCGCCAACCTGGGTATCTCAGGACCCGATGAACTCAAGAGCAGGATGGCCGGCAAGCTGAACTTCAGCGCCATCAACGACAAGAAGGTCCTGCCCTTCAGGCCCGCCCCCCAACTGCCTGCCGCTGAACACCCCCATACGAGCGGCTCAGCGGACGCGGTTTGAAGCCCAGAGCCAACGCATCCACGCTGGCACCCGTCTCATCCATCAGACACTGACGAGTCCAGTCCTCAATCTCACTGCGCCGGTTGGCCTGCTCACGGCGTTGGTCCTGGGCAGCGGCCTCAGTGAAGAACGCGACCGCCAGACTCAAGCTGTCGATCCGGTCATCGTGCAGCAGCGCACCACGCTCTGTCGTGATCCGGCTCAGCTGGTACATCAGTGAGCGCTGGTGACCCTTCTCAGGATCCCGCTCAGCATCGCGGTAGTCCTTCCTGATCAGCTCGCTGCTCACCACCAGCCGGTGCTGCTGCACCACTGGCGCCAGGGTGTCCACGATCCGGCGTTCCTTCTGCTGCGTCACACGCATCTCCTCAATGCCGCAGGGGTGGATCCGGTTCATCACCGGGCTTAGCAGGGCCTCGAACATGCCATCACCGAAGTTGCTCTCCACCACCACCTGGCTGACACGCCAGCGCTGAGCACGCTCAGCCAGCATCTGCAGCACCTCCTCGGCATAGCCCTGCGTGGTGCCGCCACACTCGAGCAGGTACAGGTTGCCGTTGAGCTCAGCCAGCACCGTCCACGCCAGCTCGTCCTGGCCGCGGCCGCTGGGGTCGATCGCCATCACGCATCGCCAGGTTTCGTTCTGAGCAATCCAGCCCTGGCTGATCATCGGGCGGTGATACCACCGGTCAGAACCCAGGCCAACGCTGATCAGATCCTGGATGCGCTGGTCAGGACCCGATGCCCAGCTCACCACCTCCGGCAACGCCTTGCCGTCCAGCTCCATCACGATCAGATCACCCAACCGAATCGGGTAACGATCCAGCGTGGACAGGCGGCAGTTGAGCATGAACTGCAGCTGCACTGAGCTGCGGGTCATTGCCATCTCACGCTTCAGCAGCTCCTGGTGACCGAAGCGCTCAGGGTCCGTTGGCTCACCCGCCAGTGATGGATCCTCCTCAGCCTCAGCCGCCATGAGGGGATCCAGGTTGCCGTCGTAGGCATCCCACTCATCCGGGTCAGCAGGGTTGGGATACCGCGCTGGCCACAGCCGCATGGCGTAGCTGCGTTCGCGGTGCATCCGCAGGTACAGGCTGCTTTCCAGGTGCGGCGTACCCAGGAAGATCGTCTGCCGCGGCAGCTCACCATCCACCTCAGGTTTGCGGATGGCCTCGAGCTCGGTGATGGCCGCGGCCAGTCGCTCCTGCTTCAGCGGTGTGATGCTGTTGGAGAGGGTCTCCACGTCATCAGCAATGGCGCAGGTGCAGCGCTTGCCGGTCAGCGATGGCGACAGGATTCCCACAGCGCGGACACTCGGGCTCTGATCAACGATCGAAGGCCCCACATCCCAGGCGTTGACAGAGGAACGGCCATCACTGAGCGGTTCCAGACACTGCAGGATGTCAATGTCACGGACCAATCTGAGCATCCAGGTGCTGATCTCCACCGCCTTGTCAGCCGTGGCACCGACCAGCAGGATCTTCTCTCTGAACGGATCCCGCCGGAGCCGCCAGAGGGCATAGCAACCGGTGAGGAAGGACTTCCCGCAGCCGCGGTAGGCGGTGATGATCTGCCGATCAGGACCGGTCTCGAGATACTCGAGGATGCCCAGCTGCTGCTTGGTGGGTGCATCCGCCAGGTTGAGCTCCCGCAGCAGGTAGCAAGCGAAGTGCGGGAGTGGTTCGAGCTCAGGCGGAAGCGGTTCCCACTGCATGGTCAGGGACGAGTGCTGCCGCCAGTACCGGTGCCACCAGTGCCAGTGCCACCACCACCGGTTGGTGCAGGTGCTGCGGCCTTGTAGTCAGGAGCCACGTAACCCGTGTACCCGGTCTTGGCGACAGCAGCTGCGACCACCGCTTGAGGGGCATCAGGGTTGCCCTCCAGGTGCAAGGCAAGGCGAGCCGTGTTGACGAGGTACATGACACCAGTGCAATGCACCCATCTTGCCGCCATGAAGAAGGCCCCTACCACCGAAGTGACAGGGGCCTCCCCAACAACCACGGACCCAGAGGGACCATGCACAACCAGGGAACCACCCCCGGTCGCATGGGCAGGTTAGCGGAGACGGTCGGTGGCTTTTACCAAGTTGGCGGCAGCGACAGCACCGACAGGCAGGGTGAACAGCAGCAGCGGCTGCTTGGTGGCGTTGACCAGACCAAGCCAGATCACGAAGACTGCGGTCGCCAGGATCGCTGAGAGGTTCATCTCGCTGGCGTGGTGCTTCAGCAGGATGTCGCCACCACGCTGCTTGATGTCGGCTTCAATCTCGTTCACCACCAGCTTGAGAACAGCTGCCTGGCGATCGTTGCGGATCCGTGCAGGAGTGCGTGGCCAGGTCGGAGGGGCCACTTTCAAGCAGGCATCAGCATGAGCACCTTTGGCGTTGCGCAGCTCGGTCAGCAGCTCCTTCATGCCGGGAATGGCCAGAGCTTGCTGGCGCTGCTGGTAGGTGGTGGTCATGGCGGTCGGTGGTTGTTACCACCAACTATGCACAGGTGGGACCTAGGAGTCAAGTCCTAGGGGGCATGCGGAAGCCCCCGCGACTTGAGGCTGCCGACAAGGGGAGGCTTCCTAATCGCCCGTGCTCGGAGGAACCCAGCTGGAGTGCCCGACCCGATTACACAGACGCTTGAGCTGATGATAGTTCAGCTGGCATTGCGCTGGTTCCAGCGTGCGACCGCATCCATCCGGCGGTTGTGAGCGTCGATCTTGGCCTGGTCCTCGTAGTCCAGGACCGACTCGGCAACTTCCTCTGGAGAGTCCTGCTTCAACGCTGCGATCCAGGCTTTCCAGGCATTGGTCTTCCTCGCCTCTCCACCGGACCAGGAGAAGGTGGGGTTGACCAGGATGTAGCGACGCCCGCTGAACCCATCAACCTGATTGATCAATGCCTTGGCCCGCTTCAGCCGAGCGACTGAGTTGACCACGTACTTGCGGCTCAGACCGAGCTCATCAGCCAATGCAGCCAGGGTGTACTCGCAGATACCCGTCCGCCAGTTGGTCCTCTCCACCACCCCGTAGTACACGGCCACGTCACGGCAGGACAAAACCTTCTCCTTGATCAGGGCCGTGATGCCCTCGAAGTACGGCTGCTCTGAGTCCAGGACTCGCACTGCTACCCACCTAGGTTCGTCCTTATCAAGCCTAGTACCTCTAGTCATACCAAGGGAAGTCAAAAGTAAGTTTACACCCTACCGTGCAAACTTACTCAGCCAGAACCCTGCTGCCGCCCCGACACACCTACGGGCCTATGAAATCTCCCTCTAACTACCACCCACCACTGCACGACACCGCTGCTTCGCACCGTCACCGCACAGCACTGGGTGGCACCTCTGCAGCGTCGAGCTGGCGCTCTCCTGGCATCGAGGGTCACAGGGGGCATAGGTGGGGACACCTACTTCCCAGTTTCGCTATGCCCGCCTAGGCAGCATCCCCCTAGCGCGTGCGGACGCAACTCCCCCATGGCCCCCATGCGATTCCCTACAGGGCGCTGGCGAAGCATCCGAAGGCAGATGGCCTCGCCACCACCTGCAGGCGTGCTGTAGGGGCAGCTAGATGCCTCTGAGCGTGTGCATCGATTGAGGGCCTACCCCGTGGTTGCGGGCACCTGCTCGAGCACCTGCTGGTCGGTGCGGGCATGTGTGCGGCAGTCGTGGGCAGCTGATGCAGTGCTGGCCTGACTTGTCAGCGGATTGTTGATGCGATGACAGCAGGTGAGCGCAGCTCGGGTGGCGGTGGGCAGTGGCTGGCGGTCGGTGAACGGGTGGCAGGGCTGGCTGGCGGTGGTTTTTTTTTCGTTAGACAGGTACTCTGGACAAGCGAGAACCTTTGCAGGACGGGCGAAGTCAGCTGTCCGCGTCGGGTTCGTGCCGCATTTTGGACACCACCCACGCATCCCCGCGCTTGTCACAGGTGAGATGCAGGTGTTATGAAGTGCACAGGTGGGACGCAGGTGTCTGCGTGCTGCCCCCCAACAACCACCGAGAGAGAGGAGTGAGTGATGAAGGAATGGATTGGTGCTGTCCTGCTTGTGACAGGTGCCAGCACAAGCTGTCTGCCATTGGCGATCCCTGCAGTTGCTGTTGGGGTGTGGCTGGTGGTGAGTGCGTAACCCGCTTGTCTCTGCGCCTTACTCGGCCCTGCGGGCCTGCGTGAGCCGCAGGTGCCTGCGCTGGTTGCAGCCGACCACGCCCACCGGCTCGCTGCGCTCGCAAACGATTAACCCGAAGACGGATGACAAGGGAAATGGATTATTTGCGGATGGCTCACTTCTTGGCTCACCTGCGAACGAGTGGTCGTGGGGTGCCTGTCAACGCTGCTGAGGCGCTGCTGCTGATTGCTGGTGGTGTTGATCACGTGAGCGACCTGGGCGCTGCGATGACGGATGAGAAGGGTCAGCCACTGTCCGGCAGCACTGCAGCACGGCTTGTCAGCCTGCTCAGAGGACGTGCCCGCTATGCCCATGGGAGGTGGATCGAATCACCGTTTTCCCTGATCGAGATCAGATCGCATCCCCATCGCCGCGGCCAACAGCTGCGTCTCAGCCAGCAGGGCCAGGAACTGATCAGCCAGTTCTTCCCATCTGTCAACACCCCTACAGGTGATGTAGATACGCGCCACCTAGGTGTAGAGCTGACCACATGCGACGAGGACTGAACCATGCCCGTACACCTGCTGCTGTCTGTTGAGTGGCCTGATCGCCAGTGCTGGCGGTGCTTTTGCGTCTGGTGGACACCGGGTCAACACCCTGTCCCATTGTCAACCCAGTGGTGTCACACTCCTAGGAGGTACCGGCGCTACGGCCCATGGATCACCGTCTGCTGGCCCGTGCTCTGGACCTGTTTGCAGTGCTGGATCCAACCCACCTCTACGCACACCACATCCAGGTCTTCCTCTGCGTTGTCCAACACGGTCCATGCACCCTCAAAACCATCGAAGACCAGCTGAACCTCTCAGGCAGTGCCGTCAGCCGCACTGTTCAGGCCCTCGGTTCCATCAACCGCAAGGGCCACCAGGGCTTTGATCTCGTCACCGTTGAACGGGATCCAAAGGAAGGCAGACGGTTTCTCGTCATGCTCACATCTAGAGGCCACGCCATCGCCAGACAGATCGAAGCCCTTTGATCACTCAAACGCAAGTCCAATGAGTCTCAGCCGGAACGGTGTCAGGTTCCGGCCCAAAACCGATTGACACACTCCTAGGTGGTCGCATCGATCGCACCTACAGCAGGTGGCTGAGATCGGCTGCAACCACTAGCTACCGACTGTCGGTCACCACAATCGACACCTAGGTGCCAGCTTTTTCTGGGTTCCCCTCAGACTCCCCTCCCAACACTTCCCCCTTGAAGATCTGAAAGTGTTCGCTTGGTGCCTGGAACCGGCCAACCTCTGACTGTGCTTGCTGTGCTTGAGTCTCTGAACTGTGTCTGAGTGAGTTAGAGAGTTTTCCTACTTCTCTCTCTCCCCTCCCGCACTGACACACCATAAGAGCATCTCACGCCTCATCCCTGTCAATAATTTCCTGTGCCACCTACTCAATCGTCCACTGCCTAGGGCCATGCCCTTCACCGGTGCAATGAACTGGGCATCAGCTCTCCACGGACAATGGTTCGCCCCAGGCAGGTCAACGACTGGCAGACAAACCCTCTGACACCAGAGGAGAAGCGCCGGTACGCCATCAAGATGCAAGCCGAGAGGGCCAGGCACGGCCTCACCGATGGCCTGCGCACGGACCGGAAGGGCCTGCAGGAATACCTCGAGCGCAGACGCGCTGAAGACGCTCGAGCAAGAGGCTGGGGTTGATAGGTTCCTAGGCTTCCCTGCATAGGTGGGAAGTACTAGGATGGTGGGACAACAACCACCTACCACCATGCCCGGAACTGTTCGCCGCACTCCCACTGGCTGGCTCGCTGATGTCAGCGTCAATGGCGTCCGCAAGACAGGTCTCTGCAAGACCAAGGCAGAAGCCCTCGCACGCAAGCGTGAGCTGCTCGAGGCCCTGGTGAACCTTGAGGCCACACCAACTGGCCTTTCCCTGTTCAGCCTCAAGGATGCCCGTCAGCTCTCACTGCAGGTCCGCTGGGCTGGCACTGCAGGTGAACGCACCGCTGCCATCTACAGCCAAGCCGTCCTTGATCACTTCGGTGCTCACACCCTCCTCTCTGAGATCACAGCAGCTGGCGTGGATGCCTGGCGCCGCAAGCTGCTGAGCACCGGCAACAGGCCAGCCACCATCAACAAGAAGGTGTCAGCACTCAAGGCCATGCTGGCTGATGCCCACCTGCGCGGGCACCTGGCCACCGTGCCGAAGCTGCCACCTCAGCTCAAGCTTCAAAACCTGAAGGACCGCGTGTTCTCTGATCAGGAGGTCAAGCTGTTCTGCCACTGGTTCCAGCAGGCCGGTCATCCTGCCGCGGCCAACCTGTTGGTCTTCCTCCTTGAGACCGCTGCCCGCTGGGGTGAAGCCGAAGCCCTCAAAGGTGATGACGTCGACCTGGTGAAGGCACGCGTCACCTTCTCCAAGACCAAGGCCAACCGTGTCCGCTCTGTACCGCTCACCAGACGCGCCCTGCAGGCCCTGGAAGGCCACATGCCTGCTGTCGGTGCCCACAAGGTCTGGCCGTACACCTACGCCCAGTTCAGACGCCTGTTCGAGGCTGCGAAAGAAGCGATCGGTCTGGCTGATGACGAGGCACTCAGCATCCACACCTGCAGGCACACCGCAGCAAGCAAGCTGGCCAGCGCTGGCATCCCACTTCACCAGCTCATGGCCTTCGGTGGTTGGACTTCTCTTGCCTCAGTCCAGCGCTACCTCCACATCCACACCGATGCCCTCGCTGCCTGCGTCGCAGCACTCGAGAGCTGACACTTGCCTTGCACTACTGCAAACATCAGCCCGACACCACTGACCCCGCATGACCATCAACGACCTCCAGTTCACGCCCGAACGCTGGCAGCAGGTGTTCGCTGCCTTCAAGGGTGAACCCCAACAGCTCGCTGGCATCGAGGAGCTACGCCAGGCCATCTGCCAGGCAGACCCTGGACTGCTCACCGAATCCGCCAGCTGGTTGGCCAACTTCCATAAGGAGCAGCCGCGGCCTCAGCAGACGACCATCGCTGTGCCGTACTTCAACCAGCTGCAGATGGACGATGGCCAGGGCTGGCGTGACTGCTTCTCAGCTACCTGCGCCATGATCGCCGCCTGGAAGGGCAAGGTGACTGGCGAGAACCAGTACAACCACATTCGCCAGAAGCACGGCGACAGCACGGTGGCCGCAGCGCAGATCGCAGCACTGCATGAGCTGGGTCTGAAGGCCACCTACGCCACCAATGGCACCAAGGCTGAGCTGATCGAGCTGCTGGACCGTGGCATCCCCGTTGGCACTGGGATCCTCCACCACGGCCAAGCCAGCAGCCCCTCAGGTGGTGGCCACTGGATGCTGATCGTGGGCCACGACGACACCGGTGTGATCGCCCTGGATCCTTACGGTGAACTCAACGTGGTCAACGGCACCTGGGCCCAGCAGGGCAGCGGTGGTGATCACGTCCACTACAGCTGGAAGAACTGGCTGCCCAGGTGGGAGGTCGCTGGTGGTGATGGCTATTGCCTGTGGGTGGAGCAATGATTGAACTATCACCACAAGCGCAGGCGGTGTATGACGCCTACTGCAAAGAAGCTGACAACCCCTACTACTACGAGCGCAGTGGCCTAGTCGCAGCCCTGCGAGCTGTTGCTGATCAGGTAGTGCCGGTGCCTCCGATGATCGTTGAAGGTGGTCGCACTTATGAGGAAGCATGGACCGCCACCGTCCATGGCGACATTCGTCGCCAACTCCTCGCCATCGCCGCCGAGCTGGAGGGTGGCAATGACTGAGATCACCCTCTACAAGCTTGACGCTGCCTTTGCGCCGCTGAGCAAGTTCGATCATCTTGCCAAGCCTGATGACTTCATCGAAGTGTCGTTATGGCACAACGGTGAAGGCTTCGATGCTCACCTGAGCAGCCATGCTGAACAGACCATCAGGTTTTCGTGGGGTGAGTTCAAGGCCCTGAAGAAACTTATCAAGGAGCTGGACCAATGACCAACCTCTCCCCTGCCGCGCAGGCGGTGCTGGATGCCGCCAACGGTCGCAGCTCCTACGGTCCAGATGACTGCCTAAATGAGTCACGCTGGATTGCTGCCGCCGCCCTCCGCGCTGCTGCTGATCAGGTGGTGCCGGAAGAGCCGCTCTATGGGGGTGATCAGCGTTGGATGTGGGAGCGCGATGCCCGCCAGGCTTGCCGCAAGAAGCTCCTCGCCATCGCCGCCGAGCTGGGGGGCGAATGAAATACGACAAGCTCACCCTCTCCCAGCACACCACCATCGAGACCTACCGCGATCACAACGGCAGGGCATACGTGGCCTACTCCAGCGGTGCCAGCGTGTTTATTAGGGACGTGGCCGAGCTGCGGCGGTTCCTCAAGATCAGCAAGGGTCTGCCCATGCGGGAGAGGCTCGATGAATGGCTGGCTGATCTGCAGGAGAAGGATGCAGCGAAACCTCAGGGTTGATTGTTCGGTGTGCTGCCCAGGCCGATGAGAGTGGCCAGCAATGCTGTCAATGTTTGAACGGCCCTGCTGTCCACGTCCTGACAGACGGTGGGTTCGCCATCCTTCAGCCTGCCTGCCATCGCTGCCTGGAATAGCTGTGGTCCGATGTAGAAAGTGCAAGCACCCCACCAACCAATCGACAGGAAGCAGATACTGGCTACGACAGCAATGATTGAGTTGCGTAGCCAGGGTTGCATTAGGCAGCCATCTCCAGCGTCTTCCAGGTTCTGCCGGTAGCCGCATTGCAGGCAGCAGTGACGCTCACCCCAAACTCACGGGCCAGCGCAGAGACAGACTGACCGCTGACCCTGGCCTGCCGCAGCTGGATCACCTGTTGCTCGGTGAGCTTGGCGTTGCCGTTCTTTTCTCGTACACACTTGTCAAGGGTATGCCTGGAATGAACGATGTTCTCTTGGTGAGTTACCCATTCCAGGTTTTCCAGCCTGTTATCGGCTGAGTCGCCGTTCTTGTGGTTTCCCTCCATGCCAGCAGGAGCTTCACCAACGAAAGCCCGCAGCACCAGGTGATGAACCAGTGGCTGGGTCTTGGTCCCGTCTGTTGCATACAAGGCGACCTGCGGATACTTCGGCTTGGTGGTCTTCAGGATCCGCTCTGGCTTTTTACAGTCCATGACCACCTCCGGCTGGCGGGAGTTCCGCATCTTGTAGGGACGGCCCAGTGATTTGACCCGCCCCATGTCGCTGACCTCGTACAGCCCCTCGTAGCCGGGGACTGGCTTCCAGGTCTCGTGCATGAATGGTGCTTGTGACTGCTCTAAACATAGCACTAAGACCTACTAATTTATTTTTATGAAAGTATTGAGTCCATAGTGAACAGGTGCTGTCTCGATGTCACCACCGCTGATGGGATGGCGTGTTTCATGCAATGATCTCGATCTTCAGGACAGAAGTAGTCCAGTAGGCTGGGTCCATACCGATAATCCAATACAGCACATCCCCAGGTTTTGTTGCCGTGGGCAGTTGCACTGTGCCGCCGTATCTGGTTTGATAAGCGTTGTAGTTAGCAGCGGCTGCACCACTGCTTGTGCCATACACAGTGACTCCATCCTCAGCAAGGCAGAGGAACTCAGACTGTTGGTTTAGGTTGTCAATACCCCCGCCATTAACAGCGGGGAGACCATACCTATCAGACACTTTCAACTGAATAGTCTGCAGGGGCATCGTGCTTGGGAATGGAGTTCCATCCCACATTGTGTCATTCGTAAACTTGCATCGGTCACGCCCGTTCCAATTAGCAGGTGGTGTAACCCACTGAGTTGTGTAACCAACAGAAGCCTTAGGCCACACCTGGGTAGCACCCACCATTATCTTCTTAGGAACAGTAGTTCCGTATTTCACAGCAGTAGCTGTGGCGAAGTTGAAGGTGCTCATGCTGAGATGATGTAAAGGGTCAAGGGATCCTTCGTAGCTATTGCGTCATAAGCAGCCTGCGTCAAGGCAACCATCTTCAGGCTCAGGTCAGCAACCTTCACCCAGATGGTTCCGTTGTAGTGCCACATCTGAGACAGCTTCTCGACCAGGTGAGTGTCATCAGCAGATGGTTGGGTGAATACCCAGGCACCGCTTAGCCACTGAGCGATCTGATTGTCCTTGCCAGCCCATGCACCCGTTGCATTGGGAGACACGATGTATGCCTCCCCTGCAACCGGGGAAGCGGGTGGTGCAGCCAGGAAGTCAACAACAGCTCCACCGTGGCTCATGCCACCAGCTAGTGCGTTCACCTTGTTGTCAACATCGGCCTTGCTGTAGGAGTCAATAAGCTCCTTTCTCCAAGGGTTGGCGACGCTGGCAGCAATTGTTGCGGGAATAGTCGGAACCTGAAGCAGCTCCCAGCCAAGGGTTCCCAGCCAACCGTTGGTGCCATCCTTGTCGACAACCACAAGGAAGCCAGTAGCACTGTTTATTACGGTGCCAGCAAAAGGACCAGCTGGGACTGTGTAAGGGATTGGGGCTCCACAAGACCAAGCGTAGTAGTCACCAACATTCCATGCACCAGGGATGGTGCCGTCAAATGTTTCCAGGTGGGTACTGCCAGGCACAACTGGACCAAACGTGGCAAAGCTCCTTTGCGTACCCTTGGCAATACTGGTCGGGTTGATCAGAGTGCCAGGCTCTATGCCAGGAGCCACATCAGCCGTGGCGAACCAGAGGTTGTTGTTACGTAGAACCGTTGCGCCAGACTTGTACGACTTAGTGCCAGACCATTCAGATAAAGCAGACGCTGAAGACGGAACAGCTTCCCACAGGTTGGTTGTGCCGTTAAAGACAAGGGCATCACCATCATGGGGGTCGTCAACATGACAGTCATGTAGAGCGGCTAGATCCCCACGAATGGGAAGCATCTCCCACGGATACTCTCTAGCCTTTGGAACCGTTGTCCCCTTGGCGTCATCTACAACCCAAAGAACAAAGGTGCCCTTGTTTTTAGTTGGGAGGAAGTGACTACGCCATAAGGTCCGCTTGGAATAAGCACCATCTTTACGCACCCAACCATAGGTGAGGTTGACAAAATCCACCATCACCCATTCCCACACGCTCCAATTCCGATCATCCTTGTAGCAGACACAGTTGGTCCTGCCGTTGGAAGAAGGAGTGAAGGCAGGAGGCAGAGTGGCATCTGCAACCTTCTCAACGCGGAATACCCGGAAGGGTCCACCGAAGTCACCAGATCCATCGGCTTGTGCCCGATAGAACAGGAACACGTCTCCAGTCAGGAACTCGGGAGACTCGTTAGCCGCAATGGCTCTAGTGGCTTTGAAGATACCGCCTTTGTAGTAGACGGTTGTTCCATCACTGTAGACACTGCTTGCCGTGTACTGAGCAATGTGAGCAGGGGTGTTACCAGAAACCCACTGCTCTTTTTTGACGTTCCAAATCAGGGCATCACCATTGCCCGGTGCCTTGCTGCCAAGGTCCACGTTGGCAAGGTCGCCAAGCAGTCCAAGGGCTCTGGTTTCAGTAGCAAAGTTCCAGACCTTCCAAGCACCGTTCTCATACACCTCAAAGTGAGGAGGAGTGGTGTTCTTATTGACCCAAATGTCCCCCTCTTTGGCGTTGGGCCACTGGACCCAGGTCGTGCCTCCACTGAGAGTTCCAGGCCCATACTTACCAGTGAAGTAGGGGATAGGGTTGATAACGGATAGAGGCTTCCACTCACTGGCTGCTGCGTCCCAGGACGGGACTTGACCTGCAGTGGCTCCACCAAGTTGACCAGTGTCTCCAAGGTCTTCAAGGCGTAGGGCCAAGGTGGTGGCAGCGTCCCATTGCTGGGTCATGTCATCCCATTGGAGGACAGCACCATCAGTGGGATTGAGGACGTTAGCATTTACATCACTCAGATCATTCAGGGCTAGCTGCGTGGGCACCCATTCGTTGTTGACTGCATCCCAGGCAGGAACTTCCCTGTCATTGGCGGCTGCCAGGTTGTGGCAGTCCTCCAGCTCCTCCAGCTTCATGTGAGGCAGTGGAGTGATGTCTGTCCACTTGGAGCCAGGGTCACCAGGAGGCAGGTCACCGGGAGAGATCAGCGCATTGGCACGGAAGAACGCCTTCTGGTAGCTGACGACTGACCCCTTCTCCCAGCTGGTGTCAGACCATGAGGTGAAGCTGCCCAGAGAATCCCAGCGTTGCTTGCTCAGCAGGTCACCAGGGACATGCACCCATTTGGTTCCATCTGATTGAATCCAGTCACCCACCTGCAGCACTTCCCCAGCCAGGTCGGTGCCAATGCCTGGGTCAGCTGCTGTGACCACATGACCCGGCGCCCCAGTCCAGCTGTAGTAGAAGCCCCTGTTGGCCAATGCCACAGCAGGCAAGGCAGCCAGCGTGGACTCCTTCACCACACCACGGAACAGGGAGCCAGCGCTGATCCACTGCTTGATCGTGTCCTCGCTCAGGCTCTCAAGCCAGTTCGCACCATTCCAGAACTTAATCTCGTGGTGCAGATTCTCAGCGGTGAACTGGATGTCTCCAGGCCGCAGCTGAGCAGGACCAACACCATTGGCTTGATCAGGGGCAGCCTGCGTTCCTTTGACGAAGCTCTTGGTGGTGCCACTGGTCGCAGCAGACGGTGCCTTCGCCACCCACCTGCCAGCCACCTGGTCCCAGGTAATGACCTGTCCATCAGCCGTGGCTGTCACCACCACTGGAGACGGTGGGGCACCGCTGCTGATCGCACTGCCAGGAGCTGGAGTACGGGTCAGCTCCCATTCATTCTTGACCGCCTTGTAGGTGGCCGTCAGGATCGACCCATCAGGAGCAGTGGCTGACACCACCTGTCCATCAGTCGGGTTCTTGGGAAAGGGGAAGGACATGGCTCAGGTGGGTGGTGATGTGGAGTGTTATTTGCCAACAGACAAGGCAGCGATCTGGTGCTCCAGCTGCTCAATCCGCGCCATCGCCTCGCCCAAAGCCTTGAAGCCCTTGAGCATGGCGACGGAATAGCGGACCCCTTTGGTCGTAGTGCCAGTCGGCTCATTAGCAACGGTTTTATTCCCGTCCGCGTCTACTCCTTCCGTGCGCTTCATGTCGGGAGTGTCAAACACCAAACCTGGGCACTGCCCTTCGATCTCTTGGGCAACCCAGCCAATCTGGGGAACATTGAGCGGGTCCGACTTAAGAGTGTACCGCTGAAGGTGATCAGCCAGAAACTTCACATCATCCCATTGACTGCTGGCCGCGCCCAACAGGTTCTTCAACTTTCGGTCTGAAATGGCGCCATAAACGTTGTTGACGTTCTGGCAGTTGCCATCATCAAGAACCCTGAAGACGCTCTTGGCTGTTGGTACGTGATACGCATTGATGATGGGACCGTTGTAGCCAGTAACGGCCTGATTCCACTGAAGCTCCAAAACGGATGGGGCTCCAACAGCCGTGCCAAGGTTCTCAACGACAAGCACAGCCGCACCAGGCGGGCATGTTCTTGCAATGGTATGGGCAGACAAGTTGGCCGCAGATCCAATTTGCAGAAGATGCTTGCCGGTAATGGTGCTATTCGGCATCTTCAGGTTTTCGCCCAGCCTGAAAGTAGTCACGCCATCAATGATTGTGTTGAGAGCGCTATCCGTCAGGTCTTCCACCGGAGTGCCGGTGCTGTTCCAGCTGAACTGGACAAAGTTATGGGCACTATCAGCGCCGGCAACCCCAGCAGGAATGTAGACACCGTGGTTCCCGGTGCTATACAACTCCATCGCAACGCCAAAAATGTTGTTGTTGCTTGACTGGTGATTGGCTGCATGAGCTGCCGCTGGAGTCAGCTTATTGCCAAGGTAGATCGCGTAGCCACCATTCTTGTTGCAGCCGTTGATGAAGCCGCCATAGATTGAGTTAGCGTAGGCGCCGTTCAATCTCCAGCCGTAGTGCCAGAAGTGATCAATCGCGCAATTAACAAAGGTGTGCGAATTGCTGACGTCAGTCAGCCAGTACGCCACTGACGCATCGAAGACCCGCACATTTGACACCGTGCCGAAGTAGTTGGCGCTACTTGTCCCCTTGGTCGGTTGCGCCGAGGGAATGTAGACGCCAACAGTGGCGGCCTCAATAGGCTCTGTCGTGTACGCCTTGCAGCGCACATCGCAATTCACAAATGACCAGCACAGGCCATTGCCTGTCTGAAGGGTGCCGGTATCTCGATGGCCCAACGCAACAACACCGCGAGGAGAATCGTTCTCCGACAGAATCTCGCCAAAGCCCCCGTCAAAGTGTCCATAAAGACCAAGCAGTTCAACCACTGGATCGGTTGATGTTGAAGACGCCGCCACCCGTACCAGCGTGGTGCCGGCGCTCATTGACACCAGCTTCCGGTGGGTGTAGGTGCTGTTGATCAAAATGCCGCCATCGCAGCGGTAGCGACCAGGCGGAATGACGACATGATCGTGGGCGTCAATCGCTGCCTGGATAGCGGCGGTGTCATCCACTGATCCATCGCCCTTGGCGCCAAAGTCCTTAACGCTGACTGCATCCTTCAGCTTGCTGAGGACTGTCCTGGGCTTGGCGTTAGTGCCGTCCTGCAGGAACGGCTTCTCTGGCGTGAACTCAATCAGTGAGTCATCATCTGCTCTGGCAAAAAGCCCAGGGGTTTCATGGTTGTTGTTCAACCACAGTTCCCCCTGGGCCAACTCCCCCGCCGCAGCAGGTTTAGAGACCGTGGGCTTGGTGCCCTTGATTCCACAACGGCGAAGAAGTAGTTGCAACATCAGCTGAAAGTCCCCAGATCAAGTGTGTTCACGAGCTTGTATGCAGCAGCTGTGCCATCGGTGATGGCGTTATCCCGCACCAGCACACCCTTCTGGTTGGCAGAGGTGACGCTGGCCACGGTGGTGTCACTCACGTCAGATGCGGAGTGAACGGAGAAGCCCGTTGCTGCCACCACACCAGAGAACACCAGGTGCCAAGTCGCACCGTCGTAGACGACGTGATCGTTGGCGTTCATCGCCACGTTCAAGGTGGCTGGGGTCTCACCAGTGACGGTGCCAGGCTTGACCACCAGGAGGTAATCGCCCTCCTTCATGCCGCGGCCAGCAGCGATCTTGGCTGCAGCAGCAAAGCCAGTGCGGCCACCACCAGAGGCAGCAGTGGTCACGGTGGCAATCGAGCCACCACCTGCAGCGCCAGCGTCGTAGGTGCCCAGCAGGGTGGAGCCCGTAGCCAGACCAGCCACCAGTTCAGCCAGGGCTTTCACCTGGCCAGCAGTGGCAACCGCCAGACCATCAGGTGCGGTGGCCCCTGCCTGGGCCGTGGGCTGCACATCAGTGTCGCGGGCCAGGTAAACAACACCCTTGGTGCCACCAGTGCCGGAAGCGCCGGTGCCAATGCGGGCGGTTGCATCAGGCAGCGCACCACCAGTCAGCAGCCAGCTGGAGCCATCCCACACATAGGAACCACCAGGGGAACCAGCGGTGCCACCGCTGACCACGATGGTGTCACCCGAGCGCAGGTCAGCTGCAGAGTTGATCTGATTGGCAGGTGGCGTGGTGCTGGCCACCAAGTAGGCAGTGGTCCGCACCGTCATGGTGCCCGTACCACCGTTGGCTGCATCAAGTGCAGCACCGGTGCCAGAGAAGATCCGCACCGAGGCCGGTGGGTTCTTCAGTTCATAGATCTCATAGCCCTTGCCAGCAGGTGGGGTGGCAGGAACCACCACGCCAGCCACGCCGAAGACGGTGGCAGTACCAGCAGTCAGTGGGGCACCAGCGGCAGAGACACCGTTGGAGCCATCACCCATCAAGATCCAGCCGTTGGCCAGATTCAGTGCAATCTGTCCGGGCTCAAGTGAAGCGGGGAGAGCAGTTGCGCTGGTGGTACGCAGCTGCTGAACAACAACAGTCATCAGATCACTCCTTGATCAATGGTTTGGATTTCATGGACAGAGTTGGCAGCAACGCCATTACCAGCAACAAGTTGACCGGTTGGCGGGGCGACCCCACCAGCCAGCACCCACTGCACACCTGTTCCGTCGTCGTATCTCAGACGCATCTCCCTCCGATTGGTGTCGTACCACAGCCCGTAGGTTGTTGGTTCAGGTGGGAAGGCAACGCCAAAGAACACGTTCGGACCAGGCGGACCCTGCGGGCCAGTGTTGGCCAGCGTCACCCAGGCGCCAGCATCTGCATCCCAGAACCGCTGGACCAGCTCATCGGTGTCAAACCACTGCTTGCCTTGCTGTTCCTTCTGCGGCAGACCCAGGGCAGTGGGAACACCGTCCTGCACATAGGGATCCAGTCGAGCACTGATCGCATCAGTGGTGGCGATGTACTTGTCCTTGCCATCCTTGGGCCAATCACCCAGCAGCTGGTCCAGCTTGGTGATGGTCTGAGCAATCTCAGTTGCTGTCCCCTTATTGGGGTCCTTGCTCCTGGGCAGGTTGTTCCAGAAGGACAGGCTGGCAGCAGGGTTCCCACCACCAGGGATCGACCCCTTCCCATACAGCAGCAGCAGCACCGCATCGTGGTGTTCCTGGATCAGGTACAGCCACTGCTTGTCTGACTCGTTCAGATCATCCGCAATGATGTAGCTGCCGTCCTTCCACTGGACGATCTGATCGTCCTCTGGCGTGATCCGCCGCACCGTCAGCACCTGGGCAGGAACTGGCGGTGTCCCTGCCACTGCTGCCTGCGGTGCCACGTTCAGCTTCAGCTGCGTCCCACTGGTCCAGCTGTAGTCCGTCCCATCCACCAGCTCCCTGCTGTCAAGGAACAGGTGGACGTGAGCGCGATCCAGATACGGGAACGGGACGCTGAAATCCTTGGCAGCCCCATCCCCCTGGTACTGGCGGTAGCTGTAGGGGGTGGGGATTGCCATTGCCGAAAGGCTTGCACCTGTGCAGTCCTTAGGCTACCGGCCTCCCTATTGGCGGCCCACCCCCATGCCGTTGATGCTCTCTGCGTACTGCTGCAACCCAACCTGCTTCTGCCTGAGAACGGCCTGGTACCGCTGACGGAAATCAAACTGCTGGTTGCTCAGCAGCTTCATCAACGCCAGCCGGTCGTAGTAGTTGATGATGTCGTCAACAGGGGCGTAGAGCTTCCCACCTCCTGACTGCTTCCGCTCAGCCAGGCTCTTACCCTGCTGCACCGCCAAGCTCGGGCTGACACCACCTGCCGGGTCGTTGAGCAGCTGGTTGTACTTCGGATCACGCATCAGGCTGCGCAGTGCACCTGCCATGTCCTGGCCCTGCACGTACTGCCAGATCGGCATGAGCCGACCAGCTGACTGACCGATCCCCTCCGGTGGGATCTCACCCCTCACCGTCCGCATCGTCTCCCGGTAGAAGTCTTCCTCGTCATTGCTCATCTGGACCTTGGCGCCACCCATCTCGAAGGTGCCATCAGGACGTGGCTTGTCTCCGAAGCCATGCTTCTCCAGCCACTGGTACAGCTGATCCTGCGGCTTGATCACCGGCATGAACGGGACGGTCAGATCCACCGGCAGACCAAGTGGTCGCTGGATGCTGTTGCCCAGCCAGTCCTTCTCCCGTGGCAGCAGCCCGCCGAGGATGCCAGCGTTGCCCTTCACGAACGCATCGCCCGCCGTCTGCAGAGCATTGATCACCGGCTGAATCAGCTTGTAGTTCGGGTCCTTCTTCAGCGCTGCCACCTCGTTGGCTGACAGCATCCGCCGCTTGGCCAGCATCTCCTCCGCATCGGAGAAGGACCGGGACACCGTGCCACCGAATCCACTGAGTGGCAGCAGGCCGCCCATCTGATCACCCAGCACCCGGCCAAAGTCGTAGCGCTGCGGGTCCTGCGCCCAGTTCATGATGCTGGTGATGTTCTTCAGCGCTGCCTTGTTCTTGATGAGGTTGGCGTAGGCCATCAGGATCGGAACCATGTTCACCTCGCCTTCCTTCCACGTCATCACACCATCGTGATACGCACGAAGGATGTCAGCGTGCAGGCCCATCAGGTCGATCACATCAATCGAGCTGCCCTGGAACTTGGTCGCCTCAGCCAGCGTGCCGGCCAAGCTGAAGCTGTACGGCTTCCAGTTCCTCCGCTCACGTTCCCGCTGGCGGACATCGAACGATCCACCATCCGTGAAGAACCCGTTCTCCCACATCACGTGGGTCATGCCAGCAATGGCCACTGCCACTGCAGTGCGGGCCCTGGCATCGGACATCTCCTCCACCGTGAACTTCGCACCCTTGCTCACCAGCTGCTGACCCTCCATCAGGATCTGCTTCGGCAGAGCAACGATCACATCACGGTTCAGCACCCAGCCGATGCCATTGATCGGCACCTTCCAGAACGGCAGCGCCCATCCCATGAACGGGTTGGATCGCATCTGCTGCACACCGTTCACAAACGGTGCAGCCATCCCAGTCACATCACCAGTGAAGGTGCTGTTCTTGGCACGCTCGAGCGACAGCCGGCCCAGCTCTGACTCGGTGTTGGGCACACCCTTCATCTGGTTGTAGAGCATGGCCCGCAGCTCGTCGTCACCGATCTCATCACCAACCGGGATGCCGTACTCCGCGTTCCGTGCCTTGCGGTACTGCACCAGGTCGTCATCGCTGAAGTTGCCGCTGAACATGGCCTGACCGGCCAGCTCGTCAGCACGACGCTCAATCCATCCCACCCCCTGTCCCGCTGCTCTGCCCTCCTCAGCAGCACGCACGAATGCTTCATGGCTGCTCTTCCACGCAAACGCCTGCGTCTGCATGAAGTCGTCCGTTGCGTTCAGGATGCGGAACGGTGCCATGTACCCAGCGTCCGATCCAGTCAGCCGCTCAACGCCACCGCCGAAGACTTTCCAGAAGCCACCGTTGATGAAGTTCAACACGCTCACTGGATTGGCAAGACCCTTCCAGCTGGTGATGTCCTCCCACGCGGAGTCGAAGGCAGCGTTGACGATGGCCTTGGAACTGCGCAGCTCATCAGCTGACTCCACGTACTTCAGCGAGTCACGCGCCACCGTTGTCTTGCCGGTGGACAGCGCTTCCTTGAAGTTGCCCCAGCTCATGCTGAACGCATCCACGAAGGCACGGCCTGCATAGCCAGCAGCCTTCAGCTCATCGGCCACACCAGCCTTGATCCCGTTCTTCGCAGCAAGACGCATCCCGCCAGACGCCATGTCCTCAGCCATGTAGATGCCCTGCACCAGCGCACCGGACAGTGGGTTCCTGATCGCCCAGGTGGAGAAGGACGACAGCAGGTTGGCCCTGCGCAAACTGTTGAGCAGGTTCAGGTCCCGGTAAAACCCAGGCTGATTCAGACCCAGCGCCTGATCAGCACGCTTGGCCGCTGCCATCTGACGCAGTGCCTTGGCGTTGCCCTCGGCCACCACCTTCAACATGTCACCGACCAGGCTGTTGCCGGTGATCTGATCCAGCGTCAGGTCCTGAACGTCCTTGCTCACGTCGATCAAGCTGATCTCTGCGTCCTGCTTGAACTGCATGGACTTCAGCGCTTGGCCAACACGTCGCCGCACCTGCGCATCCAGCTGCTCGTAGAAGTGCGCCCACTTGGCAGCGTTGCCAGCCTGATGCTTCAAGCCATCAGTCAGGTAGCCACCATCCATCGCATCGGCCAGCTCCTCGAGCACATCGGTGTACTGGCTGGCTGCATCCCACCTCGCCTTGGCAGCGGCATAGACAGCACTGGGCAGGTTGTCGATTCCCTTCACCCGCTTCTGCAGCGCCTCAGCCACTGCTCGAGGATCGGCGCCTGCCTGCTGCGCCATGCCCATCAACGCCTTCGCCGCGGCCTGGTTGGTGAATGGCCGGCGCAGCTCCACACCCTTGTCAGTGCCGGCACGCTTCAGACCCATCACCTCCAGCAGGGCAGCGATGTTCTCCTGGCTGGGATCGATCTGGCTGTAGTTGATCATCCGGCCAGTGCGACCGTTCGGTGTCCGGTTGCCCTGGAACCCAGCTGCCACCATCTGACGGACGGTTTCATCGCCCATCTGCATGGCATCCATCTCTGCCTCCGTCACCCACTTGCCGGGATCGAGAGTCACCTCATCACCGGTGTAGGTCTTGAGCACCTTTGGCTTGGCTTGAGGCTGGCCATCAGCCAGTGCTGCCTGCGCCTCCAGCCCACGACGCGTGGACTTCAGTGCTTCCAGCTGGTCCTGCAGTTCCTTGATCTCCTGGCCCAGGTCATTGCAGCTAGCCATCAGCACTTCGCTCCTTGGGATTGGCGGGTCAGTTCTTCCAGCCGTTTCTCAATCGCCTGGACTTGCTTGTCAACCACGGTCATGCCTTGCTTGGCATCAGCCTTGGTCATCCTCGCGGTAGCAGCCTGCTGCTTCTTGGCAGCCGCGGCCTCTGCTGGTGTGGGCTTCGCTGCTGGTGTCTTCTCCACCAGCTCACCACCTTCCATGCCGTACTGCTTCGGCTTGCGTGGTGGCACCGCATCCAGCTCGGGGTTGAACTGTGGTGTTGGTGCCTGGAACCGTTCGCTGTACGGCTGCAAGCTGTAGAACCCTTCACCCAGGATCCCCAGCTTCTTCTTCTCCTCCCACGGCAACGTGTCCCAACCATGCGCTGCCATCAGCGCCTGCTGCTGCGCACGCTGCGCCTGCTCATCCAGCAGGTTGTACTCAAACCGCAGACGCATCTCCTCAATCAACGCATCAGCGTTCTTCCCGCCCGCCTTGTACGTGGGCAGTGCATCGGTGGAGAACGCCAGCGGCAGCTGACCGGTGGGGTCAGCAAACAGGTCATCCACCAGTGAGCTCTGCTCAAACGCTGTGACCGGCCGCTGCGGCAACGGGGTGATTGGTGGCTGCACCTCACCGTTGTCGATTGCACGCTGCAGGATCTCAGCCTTCAACCGCTCACGGGTTTGAGCATCCATGCCGCGGCCGCTGTAGTCCGTTGCCGGCACCAGCTGCTCAACACCATCAGCGTCCAGCACCTTGGTCATGCCAGGTGCAGACAGGTCAGCCGGGCGATCAAACAACGGTGCAGCATCACCGAACTGGTTCGCCTTCAACTGCATCGCCAGCTGCTCAGCCTCAGGCGGCAGGAACCGCCCACGCTTCTCAGCCAACTCAACCAGCGCATCAATGATGTCGGACTTCTTGGCCTGCCATACCCGCCGGCCAGTCCGTGCCTTCACCAGTGCTGCCACCTCAGGACTGGAATCAGGCATCGCCAACCTGCGCAGCTGGTCGCGGTTCCAACCCTCCAGTGCACCGCGGTAGTCATCCGGTGTCTTGTACCCGTACTCACTGGCAGTACGTGTCACCGTCTCAAACGGTGGCAACTTCACCTCAGGTGCCAGCTCAAGCACCCCCTGCTGCTCAATGCGCAGCTGCAGCTGATCACCGACCAGCGATTCAGTCACCCTGCCGCGGCCTTGAATCACCTCGAGCTGCTGCTGTGCCGTAGCCAGCTCCTTCTGCACCTTGCTGGCCATCCGCTTGGCACCGGTCGGTGTCACCTCACCAGCCGCTGCTCGCGCTTCGATCTCCTGCAGCTTGCCCTGCAGACCATCCACCCGCTGCTGCACAGCAGTGAGCTCCTGTGCATTGCGTTCAGCATTGATCTCGGCATAGGCACGGCTGTGGATCAACCGCAGATCGGCGTCACCCATCTCGTCCAGGTGGGCCAGGTAGCTGTCCAGCTCTGGCCGACCGTCAGGCAGATCAAGCTCCGGCTGAACAGGACGCTCAGCTGGCATGAAGTCAGCGCTGTTGCCGCTCTGGATCAGATCGCCAATCTCCTGGTCGATCTTCGCCAGGTCCTGGCTCATGTCCTGGCCAGACTCCATCCCCTGCTTGATCAGCTGGCCGCGCTGCGTCTGCAGCTGCCGCACCTGCAGCCTGATCTCAGGATCAACCGCACCACCCAGCGCCAGATCCAGCTGGCCACCTTCCCCCTGCTGCACCAGGCCCATGTCCTGCAGCCGCTGCCGCTGCTGCGTCACCTGCCGGATCTGCGTCTGCTCTTGCAGTGACCGGGTGATGGCCGAGTCGTACGGCACCAACGCACCACCCTGCTGCTGGTAACCAGGCAGCTGGGGCAATCCGGTCTGACCAGCAGGTGGCAGAGCAGGGCCCGCCATCTGCCGCGGCAGGTACGGCTCGAGCTCTGCCTTCGCCAGCTCATCAATCCACCCAGGCCCGCCCTGGGTCATCCCCTTGCGGATGGGCTTGATCAGTGCACCCATCCCCAGCAACGCCAGCGGTGCAGCGATACCCTCCACCGCCACTGACTTGGCCAGTGACTGCAGGTAGTTCTCGTTCGGCTCCACACGGCCAGGCAGCTTCAACCCAACCGCATCACCCAAATTCGCCAGGTTCCCGTCCGACTGGTCTAGGAACGCTGCAGCCAGTGCAGTGCTGCCCACCGCCTGCCCGACATTGGTGATCACATTGGTGCCAGCCTTCAGCTTCGGGCTGGCAGTGATCGCCACCGCAGCACGACGCACTGCCGCCTGCTGCTGGAATGCCTGCGCTGCCTGCTGCACCCTGCGGATCTTCGTTGCCTGCTGCAGCAACGTTGCGCCAGTTGCAGCACCAGCCAGCTCAGCGCCGACCCCTTCACCGATCGCAAGACCCGCCTCATCAGAAGGCGTCACCTCCTGGCCAATGCCAAGCCGCCATGGGTTGATCTGCCGTGCCTGCTTGTCGCTGATCGTCCAGGCATCCTTCACGTCAATCGGCTTGCCCTGCACCAGGTCACCCAGTGCATTGCCCAGCTTCGAAATCCCGTTGATCGGCCCGGTGAAGATTCCGATCTTGGTGTCAGGGCTGGCCACTGCATTGGCGAACTGCGCCAACGGCTTCAGCGGACCAACCGCTGCCTCCGATCGCTTGGCGTAGGTGGCCCTGGCCTGACCAACGCTCATCCGCTGAGTGCCATCACCCATCGATTGCGGTGCCTTGTTATCCCACTGCGGGTCAAGGTCCTCGGGTTTCGGTGCAAGGTTGAAAGCAGGCATGGGTCAACCTCCGAGGTAGCGGCGTGCTTCGCGTTGAACGTGATCCGGTTGGGCTTGGCTGCCACCCGGTAGTGATGGCCAGGTCGGCGTCAGGATCCGATCGGCTGTGCCGTAGTCACCGCGGCGAATTGCCTCAGCAGCTGCAGGCCGATGCTTCTGGATCCATGCCCATGTGGCCTTGGCTGAACGGTTGTAGTTGGCGTCTCGAGGATCAATGCCACCTGATGCAGCGATGGCCTCAGAGCTGAACGCAGGGAAGGCCTGGAAGTACCCGCGACCTGGTGAGCCCTCAGCGTTCGGGATGTTCCTGATCCGCGTCTCCAGGTACGCCAACCGCTTCAGGTAGCCATCCACCGAGCCGCGGCCACCACCGCCGCTGCGTCCTGAATAGAAGGCGTTGATGTCAGCCAACACCCTGCCGTGATCCTTGGTGGCCACCGGGATGTCAAACGTCCGGCCGTCGTAATGGCCAGGATCCTGATGCTTGCCAACCCGGCCCCACGGCTTGAACTCCGTGATCGGCCAGCCTTTGCTCTTCAGGTACTTGGCCAGCGCCAGAGCCGTCTGAGGATCGTCAGCACCGTGATGAACGTGGTCATTGCCCACACCATGGTTGGCGTCATACCCCGGCTTCCCCTTGATGCCATGCAGCGTCTGCGTCCTGCGGTCTGCTGAATAGCCGAACCCAGTGGTCGCCACATAGTTGCCACCACCACCACCACCGAATGACGCAGGGAACCCAGTCGGCATGGTGGCCGCTGCAGCAGGCGGCATCAGCATGTTCATCAGCCAGCTGCCAGGTGCCAGCGGGTTGTACCCAGTCGGCACCATCCCCATCCCGGTTCCCCTGCTCATGCTCTGCCAGTTGGCACCGCTCACCGTCTGGCCCTGCCGCTGCTGACGCACCTTCTGCTCGATGTACTTCCGTGCCTCACCGTTGGGGTCCAGCTGGGGATAGAACCGCAGCTGCTCGAGCAGATACCGGTTGGTGGTGGTGCCAGCCCTGTTGGCCAAGCGGTACAGCTCAGCGCTCACCGGCTTGCCATTGCTGACGCGAGACAGCTCTGAGTACAACCAGTCGCCATTCATCACAGGGCGAACAGCAAAGCCCTTCACCGTGGTGTCCGGCAGCGCACCTGATGCAGTGCGTGCCACACCTCTGACATCCGGGCCAGGTGCACCGCCCTGCGCAGGACCGGTGCCCACCTTCTTCGCACCCATCTCCCCCGGTGCCTTGCCCGTCAGGGTCTGGAACGCCTGCTTGTACTCCTCACTCTTCCTGGTCTCAGCGATCGACTCACTGATCAGCACGTTCCGGGCGCTGCTGCTCAACGGCACGCCAGGACGCTCAGCCATCCATGCGTCGATCTTCGCCTCAGCGTTACGCAGGAAGAGGTTGTTCAACCGCTGAGTGAAGGCAGAGATCTTGTCATTGCCAAGACCACTGGCAGCAGCCATCGCACCAGCGCCACCCTGCAGCGCAGCAGTGAAGGCATCACCACCGCCCTGCTTCGCCTTGGCTGCATCCACGATCGGCTTCACCTGCGGCAGGCCCAGGTCCTGCAGCAACGCCTTGTCGATGGCCTGCTGCAACCCTGGCGTGGTGTCGGCGGCCTGCTTCTGCTTCGCCTCGATTGCATCCATGTACTCCTTGTACCTGGCACGCTGCAATGCCTCGGTTGGCTCGCTCCTCGCTGCCTTCCTGGCCTGCTCACGCAATGCCTGCACCGCTTCAGGCGTGTTCAGCGCTGACCGCGGCAAGTCCCGGATGCTGGCCATGAAGTCCTCAGACGCCAGCGGGTCCGGTGCATAGGCACGACCCACCACGGATTCTTGCGAATCCATCCGGCCCTTCATGTAGCTGTCGATGTCCCGGTAACCAGCAGCTGCTGCCTTGTTCCTGAAGTTGATCAGCGCACTGGCGTAGTTCGGATCCGTGGGCAGCATCGAACCCGGTGAACCCTCGGCCCACCACAACCCATCCAGCTGCTGCTCAACAGACTTCTGCCCCAGCTCGTACTGCTGTTGCCTGGCTGCATTGCCGCGGTTGCGGGTCTCGAGGATCTCCAGCCCGTAGCTGGCACCCCACGTTGGACGCACTGCGTCACCAGGGTTCCCGCCCTGGATGAATCCCAGCGCATCACCCAGCACCGGCACCTGGCCGTAGGTGCCAAGCAGCTGCGTGCGGATCTCCTTGAGATCATCCGCACGATCCTGCCCACCAACAAACGACAGCGAACGATCCAGCTCACCCGTCAGCACCTGGCCAGCCAACTGCGCAAACCGCGGATCACCCATCGGCACCACTTCACCAGTGGGCAACGTGATCCCGTTCTGCGCCAGCTGCTGCAGCACATTGCCCATCGCTGCCGTGGTCTGCTCCCTGCCGTTGACCCTCAGGGTTTCGGTGTACAGCTTCTGATGCTTCTCGGTGTACTTGTCCCACGCTTGGTTGAGCTTCGGCACCACGTAGTACGCAGCCTCAGGCTCATCACCCGTCAGCCCGTAACGTCTCAATACACCCTGCGTCAGGTCAGCCTTGCGCTTGACCAGTGCGGCACTGCCAGGCTGCACCGTTGACAGCTGCCCCTGGTTGAGCTGCAGATCAGCTGACAGCTCATTGTCGATGTCACCACCAGCCAGCTGCGCCAGCGCACGACGACGACCAATCGCCTTCCATGGGTTGGCCTCCCGCAGCATCTCAGCCGCCGGTGGATCCACCTTCTGCAGCTGACCGATCGTGCCGGCTGCATTGGCTGCACCCTGCTCCTGCTGCAGCTGAATCCCCATCTGCGCCCTGGCGGACTGGTTTTTCAGCTCGGCGTAATACCCCTCCTCAATCTTCCCCTTGGCATAGGAGAGCATTCCCTTCTCTGCCAGATCCATCAACCCACGGCTGAATGGCGCCAGCGCTTCAGCAAGCTGGGCAGCCTGGTTGAAGCCTTGAACATTGCCGCCGCTGGCACGCTGAATCGTGCTGATGCCAGACGGGTTGTCCAGCATCTGTGGCCTGGCCGCACCAGCAACGTTCTGCTGACCGGGCTGGATGAACGCACCGATCGGCCGCGCACCAGGACGGATCTCACCAAATGGAAGACGCTCAGCCATCAGTTACCTCCCGTGCCAGGACCTGTTGAGCTCGAGGGTCTTCTTAAACCACCCAGCTGGTTGTTCATTGAGATCCCAGC